CGTTTAGGTTCCATGTCGGAAATTCAAATGCGGAAGTGTTCATGTTTGTCAGTCTGCAATTAAGTCTGATTCGCATATTTAACAAATCCGATCTAAAGAAATCAATGATCACGCTTCGGCCTGCTGAATTTACTGAGCAGGCCGAAGCAGATGACATCGCACATCTCTTAATGCGTTAAGCTAACTCTGCAGAGCGCGGCAATTCTGGACGCAACTCCAGCGCAGCTTGCTTTCGCTCGAACGACAGCATCGCGTATCCATACATCGCCTCGCGGCGCTCTCGCGGATCAGCTATACTGATGATTTCTCTGGAGGCGATCTCCCAACTTTTCTCCTCCTTGCGCTCGATCAATGCGACCTGCACGGCGGACTTATGCGCCCCTCGTTTGCGCTTGTAGGCCAAAACAACGTCCACTGGCACTCCCACCATCCGAGCGAGCTGCCTGTTCGTAATGCCCGATTTAATGAGTTGCGAAATGCGTTCAAATGCTTCTTCTTCGGTCATCATTTAGCCTCCACGGGTCTATCAGCCTGATCTTGATATTTGCCATTGCCATATGACGCGGTTTCCTCGGTGCGGTGGAATATCACTTGCGCGATGCCTGCGCCTGCTGGGATGCGTAATGGTATCAAGCCATGATACACCAACTCAAGTGTCAGGAACCCGCGCCAGTCTGGTTCGATGACTGTGTTGAATACTGACAGCCCTCGCCGCGCCCATGTGCTTTTGTCGTGTACGACACCAACCATGTATCTTGGCATCTGGAAGCGCTCAATCGTGCTGGCGAGTGCAAAGCGTTTGAATGGATGCAACAGCACAGACTGCTTGATGCGGATGTCGTATCCAGCCTCTGACAGCCCGTAGCTAGTGCCGTGCGCCTGCCGCTTGCTGTCTTCCATATCGACTATGGGGCGCGCGTGACCTAACGTCCTTCCGTTGATGATCATGCTTTATCCTCCCAAGGCGTCTGTGCCAACGTAATGGGCGCTGGTGGGCGCTGGCGCAGAGATGATTGCTGTGCCATCCTTAGCCTCTCAGTGACGCTGTGCTTGAGTGATCTGGGCCGATGCTTGCCCTTCGGCACGTTGTGGTTCGGGTGTTTCTTAGCCATTGTGGGCCTCTCTTTCATATTCATCGCGCACCAGTTCGATCAGAAATTCCGATACTGTCTGGCACTCTATTTTGCTGGCCTGCTCAATTAACCACCGCGTCTGCTCCATCGTGAGGTTTTCAAACACTTCACGAATATGCCCGTTTCTCAAGTTGTGCTTCATCAGCAGATGCTTGAGATTGCCTGTGCGTTTGAGTTCTGGCAGCGAGCCGTTCTTTCGACCCCTAGTGAGGGCCGTCCTGACGACGCAACGTGACAGCCCCATCATATCGGCAATCTCCTTTGACTCATGGCCCTGCCGATAAGCCTCCCAAATCTGCAATGTTTTCTCTTTGGTTCTGGCTCCTTTCATCGCTTCGCCAACCCCTCGCGCCACCATTCCGATGGCATTGTGCCGTCACCAGCGCTGCCGTAATCCATCTCGTTCTGGATGCGGTGCATGGTGCCGATCACTGAGTTCTTTGATCTACCACCGAGGCGCTGACCGACGGCCTTCCTTGTCCAGCCTTGGCTAATCAATGTCAGTGCTTCGAGCAGGTGCTCGTCTGACCATAGATCAGTTCTCATTTTCTTCTCCTTCTCTAATCACAATTTGGTTGCTTTCAGCGTTTGCAACCATCTTCTCCAGCTTGGCTTCCAGCTCCATCATGCGTGCCTCTGCCGTCAAGGCGCGATAGCACCACTGCTGCGGGGTCTGGCTGTTGACTAATGCTTCACTCATCGTTCTGTCCTTTCAATTCTGATGGGCTGCTTGAGTTCAGGGAAATGACTGGGGGCTTTCTCAATTTGCCGCCTGTCTCAGTCTCAAACGCATCAAATTGTTCGGGCTTTAGACGAACAGATGCTGACACTTGGCTGCGGGGATAGTCTGGAGCGAAGGGGTAGATGTCCCCAATCTCAATACGGTTCGTTAGGCAGAACATCACAAACCGAGACATACTGGCTTTCGACAGTGACAAGCCTTCTTCGCAGTGCATCCATACACGGCCAGCATAGTCAGTCTTTACAACTTGCTGAGCATAACAGGCGCAAGTTCCTTCGGGCCACTTGCAATCACTCATAGTCTTTACCAGATCATCACTCATCGTCTTGTCCTTTCAGTTCTGCGGCGGCTATTGCCCGTTGCAGAGGATCCATCGCATACAGCTTGAAATCACTGTGATCCAATGACAGCCGCACTGCATGTTTTACCACTACAAGCAATTCCGCCAGCCTACCCTCCAGTTCCTCTATCCGTGCCTCTGCCTGCTCAAGCTCTGCCGTTACCTCTTGCAGTGCGTCATAGTCCTCCCGCTCATCGAGGTGCTTGTTGATTGCGTATGTGTTTCCGTCAGTCATTCTGCTTCCCCCTCCATCTCGGCCAACTCGGCCTTGTACCTGTCAATCTGCGATCCGAGCCTGTCCAAGTCCTCCCTCGCGCCAGAGCGGCGCACACCACGGGTCTGCGCCCACATGTCCTCATATTGCTGCTCTAAGACTTCAATGGCCCTCTCAAGGTTCTCTCTCTCGCTCATTTCGTCACCTCTGGTCGCGCCAATGGTCGCTCTGAGCAGCCGAGCGCCAACAAGCACTTGCCGTCAGTGTAGAAGATGTGTCCGCCGATCAGGCCCACAGGTTCAAGGCTTTTGCTCCACACAGGCGCAACATATGTCGTGTGGTAGTGGGTGGCACCTGTGCGCAGAGTTGCGCCTAAGAGAGCCTCTTTGGCCACTGTCTGAGCCGTTTTCCATGCCGCCTCATTGTGTGGCGTGTCGTCCTTGCCATCGCACCAGAAGCTAAACTGGCAAGCGGCAGGGCGCGTCACTGGGCGGCGGCTGGGCTGTTTGACCACCTCGCAGATCGTGCTGGGGAAGTCAGGGTGCGCTGCGCGATTGATTACTGTTTCCGCGATTGCAAGCTGGGAATCGTGAGAAGTCGATCTCCCCTCATGGTATATCGCCATTGCCAAGCAGGCTGCGGCTGTTGTGGCAATCATTGGTCTTTCTCCTTTTCCATGCGATCCAGAATGTCGAGCAGCGCCAAGCACTCGGACGCGTGGCCACCCATATTTGCGCCAATTTGCTTTTGATCGAGCCTGATGATGTCAATCTTGCGGCGAAGTCGCGCCAGAATAGTTTTGCGTTCTTGCATCTGCTTACTCCACAAATTCGTTGGCGTTCTCGGCCCACAGCACGAAGCTGGGCCTCGCTTGGCCGACGCGGTTGTAAACTTCCGATTTGGCGATGCGGCCTGCGTTGAACAGGCGGTTGGCGCTGTTTCCCACCGTCTTAGAGTCTAAGTCGCTGTATTCGGCGATCTCGCGTGTGGTCATGTATGAATTTCCGCAGATCAAGTCGTAAACCAATTCGTCGCGCTTATCCTGATTGTCGGATGTAGCGGATGTAGCGGATGTAGCGGGTGCCGCAGGCTCATCATCTGATTTCACAGCGTGCTCAGTGGCTATTACCGAAACGGCCATGTATGGCGTGCGATCCCGCTCATGCTCCTTGTGATTTGATATCAGCACCGCCTGATAGCGCTTGCCGCGCTCAAGCTGCACGCCGTCGATAGCGTATGGAGGTATGAAGATTTGTTCGCCTGCCTCTGTCAGCGCAAATGCGAATCCGTCTGGATGATGATTTGTTACGAGGATATTTTGCATTGTAGTCTCCTTAGTTGGTTTCAGTGATGTCAGAATACACATCAGAAAATTACCGTCAACAATATAATTGGCCTTGCGCTACATTCTTTATCCCATATGATACCCATCATCAGCAGAGGAGAAATGCGATGAGAAAAGAAAGTCGGGTCATATTGACCGGGGAGCAGCATGAGGCGCTGGCGTATGCCGCTGAGAAATCAGGCATGGCGCTGGCGACATATCTACGCCACTGCGCACTAAAGGATGCGACAATTAAGGGCATCCACACAGAGCAGCCGAGAGCAGACTGATGGTCAACGGGCGCAACAAGGGCGCAGCGTATGAGCGCACAACCGCACAGGAATTGTTCAATCAGCTTGGCATTAAGTTCAAGCGTGACTTGGAGCAATATCGTGCTGGCGCGCACGCAGACCTAATCGCAGACAACCCATACTTTCCATTCACGTTGGAGTTGAAGCGATACAAAGACGGCCCAATCGGCGGTTCACCATCATGGTGGCAGCAAGTTGAAGTCGCAGCAGAGCGTGAAGGCAAGTTGCCGTGCTTGATATACAAGTATGACCGCAAGCCAGACCGCTGCGTAATGCCTTTATCTGCCGTGCTAGACGGCGGCGAGGGTCAAATCGAGACAGACCTTGAGACGTTCTGTTTCATAGTTAGGGAGTTAATGGCATGACAATGATAAAATCCTCGGTCAGAACGACAATGATGACAGCCGACAATCTATCCAATGCCGAATATCACGCGCAAGATGCCATCAGTAGCAGCGATGTTAAAATGGTTCACAAGTCCACGCTGGCCCACTGGAAAGCACGCGGCGAGTTCAAAGGCTCGATTACATTTGACATCGGCAGCGTCGTGCATGATTTGGTTCTCGAAGGCGGGCGGAATAGCGTCAGAGGCCCAGCGGATCGTCGCGGCAACACATGGAAAGACGCATACGCAGCCGCGCAGGCCGAGGGCAAAACGCTGCTAACAATGTCGGACTACGATCTGGCACGCAACGTGGCCGACAGCGTACTGTTCCACCCCGCTGGGCAGAGAATGGCTGGACCAGACGTGATCAACGAAGCCAGCTTCTTCGCCACCGATCCAGACACGGGCTTGGAGATCAAATGCCGACCTGACAGCTACTGGCAGGATCAGGGTGTGGTCTACGACATCAAGACGTGCCAAGACGCCAGCCCACGCGGCGGCGTGGCGAAGCAAATGATAGACTACGGCTACGCAATACAGGCCGCATTTTACCTGCACGTCTTGCAGCAGGCTGGCTGGCGCGCGGAGCGGTTTGTCTTTGTGAACGTCGAAAAGACACCGCCGTATGCAGTATCGGTGAACGAACTGTCCGAGGAATTTCTTGAATGGGGTCAGCAACAGATGCACAAGACCCTATCCAAGATTAAGAACGCCAGCGATGATGGGTACTACCCAACAGGCTGGTCAGATCGCGTGAACGTGATCGAACTACCCCGTTGGCTTCATGACGCAGCCGACTTTACTGAAAACAAGGGAGCCTAAACATGGCAAAAACTGACTTCAAACCCGTAATGATCCGCAACGTGGAATTTTTGTACCCTCGCCTTCACGCGACGCATAAATTCAACACCGCCGAGAAGCGCTCAGAGGAGTGCAATCCACGCGCTCAAGGTGCTTCATACTCCATCGGATGGAAGATGGACAAGGATGCCGCTCAAGCGCTCCACAGCGAACTGAAAGCGCATTACGAAAGCTGCAAGACAAGCCCACCCTTCTCCAAGGTCTTCGGCATGAAGAAGCTGGAAGATGGCAGCTTCACATTCTCAGCCAAGCGCAACGGCACCAACGGCACCACTGGCGAGGAGAACAGCAAGCCTACCGTCATCGACGGCATGAAGCTGCCACTGGCTGACACTGCGTTCTGGAGCGGCTCGAAAGGTTCGATAAAGGTGATTGCGTTCCCCGTCACCGATCCAGACGGCAATGCTGGGGTATCTCTCTTGATTGATACAGTGCAAGTGACGCACGTTGTGTACGGTGGGAACGGCTTGGATGACTTCGATGAAGTGCCAATGACATCCAACGGCAATGATGGATTGGACGAATTTGAATACAAGCCAGCGCCAGCCGAAGCCAAGGCACCCATCGCAGACAGCGTAAGCCTAGACGAAATCCCGTTCTAATAAGAAAGCCCCCGCAGGAGCCGAATCCTGCGGGGGCTTGAGACAGTGGAGACAAACAAATTGACAAGGGAGTTTGCGCCGTGAGTGTAGCAAAAACATACGACATACGCAATAAGATGCTGCTAACAGCGCAGGGCAGCTTTGACACGCTGCTCAGCAGTCCGAGCGCAGAATACAGCGGCATTACGCTGGGCCAGATCGCTGCAATGGTGGACACGCCGCAGGCCACTGACAAGGCAAAGGCTGCGTTCGTTATCCCGTCCACATATCGCGCACACGATGGCCGCATCCACGCCACCCAGCGCGAGCATGGCGAATACTGGATGCTGGCGGTGGATGTGGATAAAGGATCTCCCGAACAGGACGACCTGCTTAATGCAGTCAAATCAATTACAGGGGACGCGGCGGCGCTCATATACTCGTCGGCAGGGGCAACAGCAGAAAACCGCAAGTGGCGCGTCCTAATACCGCTCGCACAGCCCCTGACGGGCGCAGAATACATTGACGCACAGTTGGCGCTGTTCGACCTCATGCAATCAGATCATGGCATTGAGTGCGATGCCGCTCTCAGCCGCACAGGCCAGCCAATATACCTGCCCAACGTGCCGCCAGAGAAGCGTGAGATTGACGGCAGCCCAGCGTTCTATTCTGCCGCCAAGCATCGCGGGGAAGGCTATCTTGTGGTCAAAGACAGCCGCATCTGGGCCAAGGCACAGTTTCGCGCCAAGCAGGCAGAGATTGCCGAGCAGCAGGCCGCAGCAATGCGCCAGAAGCGTCAGGCGGCACGCGATGAAATGCGCCAAAAGATCGGCAACGATGTCGATCCAGTTGCGGAGTTCAATGAGCGTCACGTCATCGGCGACCTGTTCCTAAAGTATGGATACGAGCGGCAAGGCCAATCCGACAGCTACCGAAGCCCGAACCAATCTTCGGGATCGCACGCCACGAAAGACTTTGGCACGCACTGGGTGTCACTGTCAGGCTCTGACGCCAGCGCAGGCATCGGCCAGTGCAAGACAGGCGACGTGACGATGGCGTGGGGCGATGCCTTTGACCTCTACTGCCACTTTGAACACTCCGGAGACATGAAAAACGCAGTGCGCGAGTATGCCAAGGAGTTGCGGCCAAACGACTACGCGGCGCAGCGTGAGCAGATCATGAAGGAGGCAATGTGCGCGCCGAAGGATCACAGCCTCAACGACTTTGACATTGTGCCGCCAGAGCCGCAGCCAGAGCCAACACACAGCGGCATCATTATTCCGAACGAAGACCGCAAGCCAATCTTCTGGATCAAGGACGCGCAGCCCGTCCTGCGCTCATCATATCTGATCAAGAATTGGCTGGGCCGAGCGCAGATGTCGGTCATCTACGGCCCAAGCAACGTGGGCAAGTCCTTCTTCTGCCTCGATATGGCATTCTGTGTGGCGGCAGGCATTGAGTGGCAGGGCGCGAAGGTTCGCAAGGGGCCAGTGCTATATCTCGCCACCGAGGGCGGCAACGCATTCCAATCGCGCTGCGTGGCGCTGCGAGAGGAATATGGCATGTCGGACGTGCCGCTGGCTGTAAGGCCATCGCCCATAGACCTCCTGCGCCCAGAGGTAGACCTAGCAAGCCTTATCAAGCTCTGCCAAGACATTGAGCAGCAGCTTGGGGAGCCGCTGGCAATGATTTGCGTGGATACACTTTCGAGAGCAATGGCTGGCGGTGATGAAAATGGAGCCGTCGATATGACAGCGTTCATTGCCAACCTAGACGCGCTGCGTGACGTGACAGGCGCACATATTATGATCGTGCATCACTCAGGCAAAGACACGGCCAAGGGTGCGCGCGGACATAGCTCACTGAGAGCCGCCACGGACACCGAGATCGAGCTTGAGGTGGATCAGGGCATCCGCAAGGCCACCGCCACCAAGCAGCGCGATCTGGAGCCGCAGGAGCCAATCGTCTTCGTGCTGAAAGTTCACAAGCTAGGCGTGGATGAGGACGGCGATGACGTGACCACATGCACAATCACAGCGGCCAGCGAAGATGACGTGGCCGAAATGAACCAGAAGAAGCCATCGGGAGTAAACCAGAAAGCTATCGTCGCGGCCTTCAAACAACTGCGGGGAGAGGGCGTTGGCGGTGAGAACCCAACTGGCGCTGGGTGGCCTGAAGCGCGTAAATTCTGGTGCATTGATGAAGAGGAATTGCGCAAGTTTACGATGGGCAAGATGACCTCAACCAACGCATCCAGCGCCTACACAACGGCTCTGAATGCGCTCATTTCAAACGGGTATATGGTACAGAATGAGGGCAAAATATGGGTTAGCGCCAAAGAGGGCAGGGTGAGGTGATCTACATTTACCTACATAAACGTGTATTGTTTGTATTCAATGACTTACAGTGTGCTTTCTGTAGTTTATGTAGTTTCTGTAGTTTCTGTATGTGAATATGTATATCAGGATCAAACCTACATAATATACAGAATACCTTTAGGTATCTGTATATGTGTAGATCGGAGGAGTAGGGATGGCTAAATCAACAAGCAAGAATGCAAAGAGGGGAACCTTCGAGATCGGCAAGGGCTCTCAGTTTGCCAAGCCGTGCACGAGGGCGGTGGCCGAAGCGTTCGCACCGTTCAGCGTTCTGTTGAGCCGAGCGCAAAATACTTGGGGACAGCGGCTGCTTGAGTGCGCGCCGCCGCCATACGTTGCGAGATACCGCGAGCTGGTCAGCGAGATGGACTACGCCATGCAGGCCAGTGACGCTAAGACTGTCGGCGAGATTGCTGGCAAACTGTGCAAGGCTCTGCCGCTCATGCACAAGGCGGCGCTTGATGCGGGGCATAGGCCAGCATCAAGTGACATCGTTACGATGGAAGTTGACGGGCAGGTGTACTGTTTCGTTTTGACAGGTGATCTGGGCCTCATACGCCGCTCGGTGCATCCAGATTGGGTGGTGTACAGTATGCGAGATGCTGTGTACGCACTGAGAGGGCGTTTGGAGGAGGTTATGCAGGAAGCTGCAAAGCACTTCGCTGACGTTAAGATTGTAAACATTAAACGCCGCGAAATCGTGGCAGACGAAATACCATTTTAGGGAGACTATGATGGAATACCATTTTGAGGAGAATATGATGGAATATGATAACAAGAGAAGCCGAGTTTTGGCCGAGGCGATGGACCTCATCAATGGCGAGCGTCAGGCTAACTACGGTACGCCGCAAGATAACTTCGGTTGCATCGCAGGCCTCTGGTCTGCCTACCTTGATTATCCAGTGTCCCCAGCAGATGTCTGTCACATGATGGCGCTACTCAAGATCGCACGCCTCCGCAATGGCCAGCATCGTGATAGCAGCGTGGATGGCGCTGGATATTTAGCGCTTGGATATGAAGTTGATCACTGATAAGCTGTCGGTGTGTGATGCTCCGCCTTAGTTTACACTCCTCCCTAACTGCCCTACGCTTAGCGCGTGGGGCTTTTTTTTGGGGTGCGAATTAATGGAATCTATTGAAGTCAGCATGGATGAAGTTGATATGTTTGTCGTTGATGAGGCTATTCTGGCTATGACCGAGGCATTAATTGAGGTCGATGCCAGCTTTGATGAGGTTATTGTGGCGATTGGTGAATTGTTTCGAATGCTTGTTGAGGGCGATGAAGTAATGCTGCTCCACTAATGGACAAATGGCGCACACCAGAAGCAGCCGAATACAGAAAGCTGTACGGCCAGAAGCAGTGGAAGGTTCTTCGTCAGAAGGTGTTGTTCAGAGATCAATACACCTGCCAGCATAAAGGCTGCGGCGCTATGCTAAAGCGTGGCAGAACAAACCCAAGGTCGGCGGTAGTTCACCACCTCAAGCCGCACAAGGGAGACATTGAGCTGTTTTATGATATAAACAATCTAACCAGCGTGTGCTGGACCTGCCACTCTGGTGACATTCAGTCGATTGAGGGTAAGGGATTTGACACTGAAATTGGCGAGGATGGTTGGCCGACCGATCCAAACCATCCGATGAGGAGATAGACATGGAACTCAGAGACAAGAACACGCTGCCTTGGGGAGCGCAAATAGCTCGCGGAAATATGAGGCTTGCGCACATCCTTCATCAATTCGGTCGCAACATTGCGTGCGGTACAACCTACACACCCGTTTCGGACAATGGTGTTTACCCCACCCCACAGGTGAGCGCTGTGACCCCTCTTAGGGTTAAGGCGGGTGGCAATGCAGCAGACACCGCTGCTGGCGCTGGAGCGCGCTCTGTGAGGCTCTATGGGCTTGATGCAAATGGGGATGAGGTAGAAGAAGTAATTGCGACTGCTGGTGCGTCAGCATCGGCTGCAACATCCGCATCCTTCCTTCGCTTGTACAAAGCTGAAGTGGAAGCATCTGGAACTTATGGCACGCAATCCGTTGGGTCACACGTTGGCAACATCACGATTGAGAACGCGGCTGGTACGCAGAACTGGGCGCAAATACAACTCAATGGCTTCCCATCTGCTGCTACAGCCATTGGCTCAATCACAATCCCGCGCAATCATGTTGGCCTTGTTAACAGCATTCAGATCAATGTAGACGAAGTAAAGACAACAGACCTCATCGTCCTTCAGCGTAAAGGCGTTACGCAAACGGCAGCACCGTATAAGCCGATCCTGAAGGTACAAGAGTTCCTTGGTGTTTCCAGCTCTGTCTTGATAAGCTTTGACATCCCACTCAAGTTCCCTGAGTTGACTGACGTTGGCGTTCTGGCCAAGGTGAGCAACGGAACGGGTGCAGTCAGCGTTGATATGGAAGTAATCATGCTAAAGGCCGAGACGTAGGCACGGGGGGTGGGTCTGATCTCCAAACCGATTTACACCGCAC